CGCGTTTTCTTTTGGCGGACAAGAATGGATACGCCCTCGCCAAGGCCATTGAGCGGGCGTTTCAGCTGGTGGCGGAGGGCGCGCAGCGGGGGCTGGACATCATCCAGGATCCGCTGAAAATGCCGGAGTGGCGGCTGGACGAGCTGGCCGGGGAGCTGGGCTGCCTGTACGACTACAACGGCACCGTCGAGCAGAAACGATACTGGGTCATGAACGCGACGTATCTGTACACCGTGTACGGGACGCCGCAGGCCATCTACAACTTTCTGGAGGGCTACTTTCAGACGGTGCAGGTGGAGGAAAACTGGGAGTATGGCGGCGATCCCTTCCACTTTCGCGTGACGGTATCCGGTGGCAGCTATGACTCGGACAAAATCGCCTGGGCGCAAAAGGCGATCATGGCTGTAAAAAATGTGCGGAGCGTCCTGGACACGGTGCTGATTGACAACAGCAGCGAGATTCTGGTGAGCGCGGACACGGACCACTTTGAGGTGGCCTACCCCTACGCGGCGGTGGACGACCAGGTGGCGGCAAATGATCTGGCCGAGTGGGAGGAGGAGATCCCCGTGGACGCGGCCAGGGCGGACGAGGGCATCACAGACGAGGGGGTGGCCGGCTGATGGCCAGCACACAGATCAACACGGCGATGTTAAGCGGGCTTCGCCAGCACATTGTGGACATGGTGAGCTACGCCGGATACCGGATTGACGGGGTATGGCACAGGGCGGAGATCGACACCAAGGCGGTACAGGGAAATGGCGCGGTGCACGTGACCTTTTATGTGCACAGGGCGGAGGGCTCCGCCAGCCCGGCGACGGCCTTCCGGCTGATGAACGCGGACGGGCAGGCGCTGGCCATGCGCGAGGAAACGATTGAGTTTGCGCAGCACATGGACGCGGTGCTGTACCGCTTCAAGTTTGGCGTGAGCGTGGGCGAGACGCCCTCGACATAAGGCGGTGACGAAATGCTTGTGGACTATAGCAAGATCGGCTGGAAAAACCGGATCATTCAGCGGCCGAGAACCTACCAGGAGACCACCAACAGCGACGGCAGCGTGACCCACACGCCCGCGCCGGGCACCGTGCTGCAGGAGGGCACCCCGCGCAGCGCGGAGACCATGGACCACATGGATCAGGGCATCAAGGACTGCGCGGACGCGATCAACGGGCTGGAGGGTGATCTGGACGGAGTACGGACGTCCCTGGGCCAGTACGACACCCGGATCAGAAATAATGAGCGCGCCATCACAGACATTCAGAGCGTGGACGAGCGGCAGAGCGGCCTGCTGGCCGAGCTGACGGCGGCGCACAACGCCCTGGCCGAGGACGTGGAGGCCATGGACGGGGCAAAGGTGGAGCAGGCCATCTACACCGCGACCATTCCGACCCTCGGGTGGAGCGGAAACGCCGCGCCCTATACGCTGACCCTGACCGTGAGCGGGATTCTGGCAACCGATATTCCGCTGATCGACCTGGTACAGTCCGGCGAGTGGGCGACCGACGAGCAGCGCCGGGAGAGCTGGGCGGGCATCACGCGGATTGTGACGGCGGCCAACCAGCTGCGGCTGACGGCGGCGTACAAGCCCACCGTGGCGCTGCCGATTCAAGTGAGGTGTCTGAGATAATGGGCGAGGCAATGATTGTACGCCGGGGCGGCGGCGGGGCGGCGCGGCTTGTGGTGCTGAACGCGCCGCGAACGAGCTATTACGCGGGCGAAAGGATTGACGCCCAGGGGCTGCTGGTGGGCGCGGACTTTGGCACATACGTTCTGCCGCTGGATTTGTCGGCGCTGACCGTCACGCCGGGCAGGGCGCTGACCACAGCGGACCGGAAAATGACGGCGGCGGCTGTGATCGGGCCGCGGACGCTGACGGTGGATATCCCGATCACGGTAAAGAATTTCAGCCGGACGCTGAACAGCAACACCTGGGCGGAGATCGGCAGGGCGGCGGCGCTGGGCTTCGCGGCCGATTTGTGGAACGTGGGCGACGTGAAGTACACGGACTACAACGGGTCCAGCGTGGGCTTTCGCATTATCGGGTTTGGCGTGGACGACCTGGACCCGACGGACGCGCGGTACAATGACACCGCCTATAACGGCGGGAGCAACAAGGCCGCGATCACCTTTCAGGCGATGTGGATCAATCCCAATTCGTGCTTTAACGCCAACTCGATGAACATCAGCGGCATTACAACCGACTGGCTGGCGTGCAGGATGCGGCTGGCTTATCTTCCCGGCGACCTGGAGGCACTGGGCGACGACGTGAAAAATGTTGTGCGCACAGTGACAAAAATCACAAACGGCGCCGCAACGGAGGAACGGCTGTTTCTGCCGAACCGGTCGGAGTACGAGGGAGAAAACGCTTACCCGTACTACGCAGGCGGCGGGCAGATACCCTACAACACCTATTTGCCCAATCAGACGAGGGTGTGCGTGTGGACACGCGACCGCGCCACGAGCACTTTTGTCGCCATTGACGGATACCAAAGGTTTGTAACATCCTTTGAGGAAAGCCTGGTGGAACCCTACTACCCGGCGTTCTGCGTATGAGAGAGGGGGAAATGATGATGGCCTACGATCCGCACAGCTGGACGCGGGGTGAGACAATTTCCTCCGCGCTGCTGAACCACATGGAGCAGGGCATCGCGGCCGCGCAGGCGGCGGCGGACAGGGCGCAGGACGCGCGGGAACTGCGGGCCGCCTTTGACCTGCTGGCCGGGCAGGTGCGGGCGGAGATCCGCGCCCTGGACGCGCGGCTGAATCAGCTGGAAAACGCATAAGGAGGGAGACCAAATGGCAGTGACGATTCTGGAGAGCTCGGGCGGCCGGCCGAAGCCGGAGAACCTGCTGAGCGTGCTGATTGACAGCGCGAATGATACGGCGGATATCCCGGAGGAGGCCAGCCCGGGCAGCGTGGCCTACACGGCGGACATGAGCGTGATGCTGATGAAGGCCAACGACGGCACCTGGAAGCAGATTGGAGGGTAAGGCATGGCGCTGAATGTGGAGAGCGTGGGCGCGGCGCTTGTTCTGACGGGCGGCGCGGCCACCCGGGCCAATCAGGCGGCGGAGGCGGCAAACAGCGCGGCCGACCGGGCAAACACGGCGGCGGCGGGCGCGGAGAGCTACGCCAGCCAGTGGGACAAGTACAGCAGATCGGAGAAAATGATCGACGCGGACATCCGGCTGATGTACACGCAGTTTCAGGCGCGGATCCGGCAGCTGGAAAAACGGGTGGAGACCCTGGAGGAACAAAGCGCGGCATTGACGGGAACATAACGCCCGCCCATGTATACAAGACAAGAGAAAGGAGTGAACCGGCGGCATGATGAGGGTGAAGATCATTGCCACAGGCGAGGTGGTGGACTATGAGGACATCTACGCCCTGCGGCTGATTGAGCAGGGCGACGCGGTGCTGGTGAGCGGCGACACGCCGCCCACGCCGCAGCCGGAGCCGATTGATCCCAGCCAGTACAGCGCCCTGATTCAGGAGCTGCAGGCACAGACGGCGGAGCTGCAGACGCAGATTGACAGTCTGGCCGCGGGCGCGAATGACGACCGCGTGTTTGCGAACATGTATCAGTCCATTGCCCAGGCGCAGGAGCGGGAGCTGGAATACGGCGAGGCGCACCTGCAGGAGGAGATTGACGCCATGACCGGCACAGAGGGAGGCGAATAAACGTGACCAAAAGGACGGTGATCATCCCGGAGACGGAGGAGACTGTGATCCCGGAGGAACAGCCGAGCGACGAGGACTGGGCCGAGTGGGAGCGGCAGCGCAGGGCGGCGCATGAGAAACGGCTTGCGCCCTACCGCGCGTTCCACGAACAGCAGAATGAGCAGGACGACCTGCTGGCGGAGCTGCTTTTTCAGGAGACAATGAGAGAGCTGGAGGGATAAACGATGGCATACAAGCTGATGAAGCGCATTATCGAGCGCGGCGGCTATGACAAGGCCGACGTGCTGGACAAGCTGGACACCTTCTACGCCGCCGGGCGGCTGACCAAGGCGGAGTACGAGGAGCTGGTGGCCCTGGTGAGGCAGCCCATTGTGCCAGCCAGCAGCGAGCTGGGGCAGGAGCTGATCAAAGAGACGGCGAAGGCGAAGAAATAATCTGACCGGAAGAAGGGAGAGATCAACATGGCGAACTCCGCGCTGGAATACTATGCCGACAGTCTGGGCAACGTGGTGCTGCGGGACGCGGCCGGGAACCCGAGCGTTTTTGTGCGGCACCCGAAGCAGAAATCGAATGAATTTGACGCAAGCCTGCCGGATCACACGCACCCGGCGTTTATCGTGAACGGAGTGGAGGACCCGGCGCTGCTGATCGGCAAGTACAAGTCCTCTGAGCTGGCATCGAACGGCACGCAGTACAGCCTGCCGAACATGCCGCCGCGCGCGAGCATGGCGTATGACACGTCTCTGACGAAAATGAAGGCCTTCGGCGGGGACGTGACCGGAATGACCATCGCGGATCACGGATTGCTTGTGCTGATGGCGCACAAGGCGGGTTTTGTGAGCCACGGCAACAACTCCTACGGCACGGACTACCGGGCGGGCACCAGCTACGCCCTGAACAAGGCCGTGGCCGTGGGCGACAAAATGATTTTCCGGGGATGGGAGTACACCTGCCTGATCGCGCACACGACGGCGGACAGCCTGCTGCCAACCGACGCGCCGGCCTACTGGCAGAAGGGCAGGCAGGTGGGCGGCACGCAGATCATCAGCCAGGCGGCGGCCGCAAACCATTACAACGGCTATCACAGCCTGACCGGCAGCGGCCCGCTGGACTGGTACATGCTGAACGACCCGTGCATGGAGGCGGACATTGCCGGCAGCTGTACGGAGCAGATTTACGGCTTCCGCCTGGTGAACTGCGAGATTCAGATCATCCCGGACAACAACGCGGCCGATCCGGCGTGCGACCTGAGCGCCGCCTCCAGCGCGTGGCGGGCCATCAAGCCGCACGCGAATGATAACGGCTATGACCTGGTGGCGCCCGGCACGGCCGGCACCGTGCACTACAACTGGCTGGACGGCAAGATCACGCTGGATACCGTGGTGCCGAACTTTGACGATGCGCAGCATATCACACCGTTCAGCCAGATCGCTGTGAACGCGGAGAACCTGCCCTATGTGCCCACCATCCTGTACGAGCTGGGCCTGGCGCCCCTTCCCGGCACGACGGTGGACGGCGACGTGTACATCGCCTTTACGGCGGAAGAGCGCGTCGCCCGGCGTGGCGGCAACTACGGCGGTACGTCCCACGCCGGCGTTGCGCATCTGCACTGCGGCGGCACGCGGTCGAACGCTTACGCGAACTACGGCGCCCGCCCCCGCTCCCGGCAGAGGGCGTGACAGCGTGATCCCCCGGGCTGCCTGAGCGCGCCCGGTGGATTCTGAGCGTGAGGCAAAATGATTGCGCGGCGAGGATGGGAGGCGGCTGGATGGAGACGGAGGTCATCTATGCGCTGTGCGGAATGCTGGAGGAGGCCTGCGCGGTGATCCGGGGGCAGGCCGAGGCGCTGGCGCAGCTGGGCGCGGAGACGGACGCGGGGCTGGCAGCGCGGCGAAATGATCTGCTGGCGAAAGTCGAGAAGGAAGGCTGGACGGCATGAGCGCCGCGGCGGTGACTGCGCTGGTTTTTGTGCTGACGTGGGCCGTCTTCTCGGCGGCGCTGCTGGTCGGGCTGTACTGGAGCCATCACCCGCACGGCCGGCGGAAGGAGGGGCGGCGGAATGATCGCGGACATCAGCGAGTATCAGGGAGAGATCGACTGGGAAAAGGCGAACAGGGCGCTGGACATGGCGATCTTCCGCGCGAGCATCGGACACCGGGCGGATGAGCGATACCCGGAGTACGCCGCGAAATGCAAAGCGCCCTATGGCGTGTACCACTACGTGAAGGCCGGGGACGCGGCGCAGGCCCGGGAGGAGGCCGCCGTGCTGGTGGCTGCCTCCCGGGCGGCGGGAAAGGAACCGTGCTTTTACGCGGCGGACATCGAGTACAGGGCGCAGACGCGGGAGAGCACGCGGGAAGTGTGCGCGGCCTTTGCGGAGGCGCTGCGGGAAAACGGCTGCAAAAGGATCGGGCTCTATACGGGCGGCGACTGGTACGGCTGGGCCGGGGACGCGGTGTGGCTGTACGACTTTGTGTGGATCCCCAGGTGGGGAAAGAACGACGGGGAAATCCCGCCGGAGGAATACGCGCCGCGTCACCCGTGCGCCCTGTGGCAGTACACCAGCCGCGGGCGCGTGCCGGGGATCGCGGGCGATGTGGACCTGAACACGCTGCGGGGCGGCAGGACGATCAAATGGTTTACCGGAGAGGATGAGGGCATGTTTGACCCACAGCGGGTGATTGACATCGCGCGGGGCGAGATTGGCTATCTGGAAAAGCGGACGGCGGATCAGCTGGACGACAAGACGGCCAACGCGGGCGCGAATAATTACACCAAATATTCGCGGGACATGGACGCGATCCCCGGCTTTTACAACACGAAGAAGCAGGGCGCGGCCTGGTGCGACATCTTTGTGGACTGGTGCTTTGTACAGGCCTACGGCGCGGAGGACGGGCGGGCGCTTTTGTGCCAGCCGTTAAAGAGCGCCGGCGCGGGGTGCAGGTATTCGCGGGAATACTTTGCGGCCAAAGGGCAGCTCTTTGACAGCCCGGCGCCGGGGGACCAGATCTTCTTTTGGCCAAAGGATCAGATCGGCGGGCCGTCCGTGGCGCACACGGGGCTGGTGATCGCGGTGGAGGGCGACACGGTGGTGACCGTGGAGGGCAACACCTCCAGCGCGAGCGGCGTTGTGGACAACGGCGGCGGCGTATGGCAGAAGACCTACAATCTGGACTACGCGCGGATCGCGGGCTACGGCCGGCCAAAATGGAACAGCGGCAGTGTGGAGGAACACACAAACGCAACCATATGGAGCGAAAACGGCGGCTGGGTCAACCTGCGGAGCGGGAAGGTCAAGGCGGACAACGTGATTGCGACGATGAACCCGGGGAGCCGGGTGCTGGCGGAGCATGATGACGGCGAATGGAGCGAGGTCACCTACGGGAACATCAAAGGCTACGCCATGAGCGCCTTTATCCGCATGGATGAGCCGGAGAAGGAGCCGGAGAAGGAGCCGGAGCCGGAGAGCGCGGACGACTACATGCTGATTCTGCGCGGAAGCCTGGACGAAATGATCAAAGCGCAGACCGCCGTGGGCGGCGCCCTGGCACGGGTGGTGAGCGAGAAGGCGGTGAGAGGATGAGCGACGCAATCATCGCGGCGATTGTGACGGCGGTGCTGTCGCTGCTGGGAACGGTGGTGACGGTGCTGTCGGCAAATAAATCGACCCTCAGCGCGCTGGACAAGAAGAGCGAACTGTCCGACGCGAAGCTGGACGCGAAGCTGGAGCGGCACCAGGCCGTGACGGACACCAAGATCGAGGAGCTGACGCGCGAGGTGCGCAAGCACAACAACTTTGCCGAGCGGGTGCCGGTGATCGAGGAGCAGATCCGGGTGGCGAACCACCGGATATCCGACCTGGAAAAACGATAAGGAGGCAGACCATGGATCAAATCAATCTGACGCCCATTATTCAGGCCATCATCGCGCTGCTGGCGGCGCTGATCACCTGCAAGCTGATCCCCTGGATTCAGAGCAAGACCACGGAGCAGCAGCAGAATGGTTTCAGGGCCGTGGTGCGCGTGCTGGTGTACGCGGCGGAGCAGATCTACGGCGCGGGCAAGGGCCGGGAGAAGCTGGAATACGTGTGCCGGGAGCTGCGGGAGCGCGGGTTTGAGGTGGACCTGAGCGAGATTGAGGCGGCGGTGTACAACCAGTTCAACTGGGGCGACCCGATCCTGCGGCCGGCGGTGCTGGTGGAATCCGACGAGACGGAGCCGCCCGAGGCCGCCGAGGCCGCCGGGCAGGCGGAGAGCGGGCGCATGAGCGGCGCGCCGCCTGACGCGGCGGCGGAGAGCCGCGGCGAATAATCCCCGCCAAAAGCGCGGGCGATTGCGCATTGTGAAAAATCCGTGTGAAAAGACCTGTTCGCGGCGCTCGCCGACCTGCCACGGAGAATGCCCGGAGTACGCGGCCTGGGCGGCGCAGAAGGCGGCGGAGCGGCAGGCCAGGCGCGAGGCGCAGGCCATTGAGGCGGCGGTCAGGAAGAGCCTGCGGAGGAAATGGCGGATGGATCAGAAACGACTTAAGGGGAACGACTGACGGCGGCGCGGGCATGAACACCCGCGCCGCGCCTGTTTTTTTGAGCGAAATACTTTGACGTTTTGACTGACGCTCAGACTGGTCTGAGCGTCAGAAGGCGGAGGAATGTTTTCGCTGAAGCGAAAACGCCCCGCCCGACCGGCAAAGCCGGTCGATACGAATTGAATCAGGGGCTTCCCGCCCCTGATCACCCCGGGAAGTTACTCTGCCTGAAATGGCAGGGCGGCTTTTATTTTTGACTGAAATACCTTGACGTTTTTGGGAGGTTTGCAAGGTGAGGTTTGGCGGGAATGATCATGGGCTGAGTCAGGCCATCGGGCAGGAGCAGGCGGAGCGGCTGCGGCAGGAGAAAAAGCGGGAGCGGGCGGCGCGGATCACGGGGGCGCACACGACGATGCCCATTGAGGACAGGCGCATGGTGAGCCGGTGGCTGGCCATTGCGAAGGATCACGACGCACGGCGGAAGAAGGGCGGGGTGAGCTGGTATCTGCTGCTGGTGCTGGGGTTCAATACGGGGCTGCGGATCGGGGATATCTGCAATCTGCGGGTGCGGGACGTGCGCGGCCGGGAGCGGGTGAACATCGAGGCCCAGAAGACGGACAAGATGAGCGACGTGAAGCTGCAGGCGGCGGCGCAAAGGGTTTTGGCCGAAGCGCTGAGAGGGCGGGACGAAAATGATTTTGTGCTGGTGAGCCGGCAGAGGAGCCGGACAGGGGGCGGGCAAAAGCCCATCAGCCGGCAGCGGTGTTACGCGATCATCCGGGAGATCGCGGCGGCGGCGGGCTTTGAGGAGCATGTGGGGTGCCACACGCTGCGGAAAACGTTCGCGTGGAATTATTACAAGGCCAGCGGGGGCGACCTGTCAAAGCTCCAGAAGATTCTGGACCATTCCAGCCAGGAGGCGACGATCCATTATCTCGGACTCGACCGGAAAGCATTGGATGAGGTCATTGACAACATGGACACCATGGTGTGAGGAGGGAAACGGAATGAACGAGGCCCTGTACAGCTCCGCGACGTGCGAGTGGGAGACGCCGAAGGATTTTTTTGACCGGCTGGACGCGGAGTTTCACTTTACGCTGGACGTGTGCGCGACGGCGGAGAACGCGAAATGCAAACGGTTTTACACAAAGGATCAGGACGGTCTGCGGCAGGACTGGACGGGAGAAACGGTCTGGTGCAATCCGCCCTATGGGCGGGAGATGCCCAGGTGGATTGAAAAGTGCGCCATGCACGCATACGGGGGGGGGTATCGCGGTGATGCTGATCCCGGCGCGGACGGACACGCGGGCGTTTCACAAATGGATTTACCGGCGGGCAGAGATCCGGTTTATCAAAGGCCGGCTGAAATTCGGGGACAGCAGGAACAGCGCGCCCTTCCCGTCCATGGTGGTGATCTTCGGGGGAAAATGATCTCCCGGCGTTGTGTGGCGTGAGCTTGACGTTTTGAGATTTTGTCCGGTAAGCGTATTTACATGCGTGAAAATCAGGGTATAATAATAGGTAGGGATATTTCAGAAATGAGTTTTACACTCTATCCAAACGTCAATGTAAAGGAGCGGGAAGGGATGGGCAGAGGGATCACCCGGGAGACGGTGAGAAAGCTGGATGAGCTGTGCGAATGCCTGTACGAGGGGCAGTATGACGGGAACGGCAGGGAAATGATCCTGCGGCACTATGCGTACATGCTGGACGTACTGGAGGATATGCGGCAGCAGGCGGAGCCCATCGGCGGGCAGTACATCCAGGCAAATGACCGCCGCGCCGTGATCCACGCGCTGGACTACCTGCACGCCTGCAATCTGGGTCACGTATCGGGGATAGACGAGGGCGACCTGTGGGAGGAGCTGCGGGCCGTGGCGGATTTTCTGCGGCAGGCGTTTGAGTAAATGAAAAGGGCAACTGTTCGGGATTTTTGAACAGTTGCCCGGTTTTTTTGTTGGCGGGAAATGGTTTTACCAGACGGGGTTTTCTTTGCTCAGCTCCCAGGGCGCGCCGTACTTTTCGGCGTGGGCCTGCTCGTAGGCGCTGAAGAACGCCTGCTCGGTGTCGTAGCCCTCGGCATGCAGGGCCTCGCGGATGTCGTCGTCCATCAGGCTGAGGGCGGCGTTGAAGTCAATCCCTTTGCCGGACTGGTTGATCACGGTCATGGTGCTGGCCTCCTTTTCGGCGAAATGATTTGTGGGCGTTGGGTGGGCGGCGATGTGGTCACGGAGGGCCTGCTTGATGCAGGCCTGCAGGTTGGGCTGGGCGTCGAGGTAGGCGACGATGTCCGCGTCGGTGCGGAGGTTGAGCTTGACGCCATAGAAGCGGGTGTTCGCCTTGTCGTAGCGCATCTGCGCCTCGGATTTTTTCGTCGCCATGGTGTTGGCCTCCCTTGTCGAAATGGTTTTCCGGGGTGATCTCCCGGGGACGATGTGAGTATAGCACATTCGGTTTAACCTGTCAAGCACTTTTTTCCGCCGCCGCCGGAAAAAGTTTTCTGGGGGCATCCGGCGGCGGCGGAATGGTTTGGGCGCGTCAGTCGTAGGTGGAGTATTCGTAGAGCCTGCCGAACTCGGCGAGGCGCATGGAATGATTGCCGCTCAGGTCGGGGATCCGCATGGACGGGGCCTTGTAGTATTCGTCCCAGCGGGTGCGGACGGTGTACTCGGCCTCCCGGAGGAAGCTGTCACGGATGGGGCGCTTGTAGCCGGAATCATCGCCGCACAGCTCGGCCTTGCAGGCGTTCTGGCGCAGGACGGCGGTATGCTTGCCGCGCAGGGCGACGACCTGGTAGAAGTCCCAGTTGGTCTGATCGTAGCCCCAGCAGCCGCAGAAGATATCCCCGACGTGGACGCCGTCGGCGTTGGGCGTGGTCTCGGCGGCGCGGCGGGCGGCGTATTCCTGCTCCAGGGCGATCTCGGCCAGACTGCAGGCGGAAACGATCTGACGGGTGCGCTCGTGCTCCCGGCGGGAGCGCTCGGCCTGTTCCTGCTGCCTGGCGCGGTGCGCGGCGATCTCCTCGTCCGTCCAGGCGCCCTCGCCGTAGCGCAGGAATGCTTCGCGCTTGTCCTGAACGGGCGTGATCCGCTCGATCACGCGGCCGGGGTGCTTGGCGGCAAACTGGCTGGCGGCCTGCTCCTGCGTGGCGGCCAGCTCGGCGGCGTGGGTGATCAGGCGCGCCGGGGCGGCGGCGTCTGCGGCGCTGTGGGAAATGATATAGCGGGTCAGGTTCATGGTGTTGGCCTCCTTTGTCGGGGTGAAATGATCTCAGGGCGTTACTGGGGCTGGGCGGTGTCCACAATCTGGACGGTGCCGGTCATGTGGTTCAGGTAGATGATGGGCGGGCTGTCGAGGGCGTCGGCGGCGGTGAGGATATCGCGCAGGGCGAGGATCAGGGCGCGGATGTAGCGGAGCATGGTGTTGGCCTCCTTTGCGGGTCGAAATGATTAAGCGGCGTTGGCGGCGGCGCCGGCGTTGCGGCGCAGCCACTCTTCGTAGACGTCCCGGAAGGGAATGTTGACGCGGCGGGTATTTTCGAGGGTGGCGATCTCGCCCACGTTGGCGCAGGAGAGGATCAGGGTGACGGGCCAGGAGAGGGAGAAATGGCCGTACTTTTCCAGGCGCTCGCGGGTTTTGGGGTTGAGGTAGTAGCGCAGGCTCTCGAAATGGTCCAGCAGGAAGGCGGGGGTGACGGGGGTAGTGAACATGGGCAGGTCTTCCTCTGCGGTGCCGATGATGGAATAAGCGTACTCGCCGGGCTTGTTGTACTGGCACTGCAGGACGGTGCGGCGCGGGGCCTCGGGCGCTTCCGCCGCGGAATGATCCGGGTGCGTATCGGCGCGGGCGGGGGCGTGGACGGCGAAGTCGGACAGGGCGAAGGCGCTTGCCTTCCGGTCGGAATGATCCGGGGCGGGGGCGGCGGGCGCTTCCTCGGGGGCGTAGGCGGCGGCGAAGCTGGCCAGGGTGGCGGCTTCCTCAGCGGGGGCGGCCGGCGCGGCCGGGGCGATCTCGGGGGCGGCTTCCTCAGCGGGGGCGGCCGGGGCGGCCGGGGCGGGATCCTCGGCGCGGAGGGCGCGGAGGGCTTTTTCGGCGGCCAGGGCGCGCTCTTTGTACTCGGCCAGCTGGCGGGCGGCCTCCAGCTTTTCGGCCTGGCGGCGGGCCTTCTCCTCGTTGCGCTGAGAAATGATCTCGGCGCGCTCCTCGGCGCGGCGCTGCTGCTCGGCCTTCTTCTCGGCGGTGGCCTTGCGCTTTTCGGCGCGGGCGGCTTCCTTCTCGGCCTTCTCCTGCTCGGCCTGGGCGGCGCGGGCGGCGGCGTCCTGCCTGGCGCGGATCCGGGCGGCCTCGATGCGGGCGGCTTCGGCGGCGGCCTGGCGGCGGGTGGAAATGATATCGGCGGCGATACGGCCGACGGCGCACAGGGCGCACAGGGCGAGGATCGCGAAGGCGGAGAACTTAAGGAGGTTGTACAGCCACATGATGGAGTCCCCTTTCTGGCGGTTGGTGGTGGTGTCTTGGTATGGCTCTATTATAGCCGCTATTGATAGCAATAGCAAGACGGAAAATCTGGTATTTGCATGAAATATTGATAGCAATAGTGCAAAACGCTTGCGGCACAAGGGATAATTTTTTTCGCACAGGGCGAAAACCCGCATTTTTCCGTTGGGGTTTTTATACCAGATTCGACAAATTGACAGCAATAGTGCAATCTGGTATAATTGATGTGGCCTTGTAGGAAAGGGGGCGCGACTCGTGGCGGTATCGAAGAAGCAGCAGGCTTGTGTTGCAAGGTATGTAAAGAATCACTATGATAGATTTGTGCTGACAATGCCAAAGGGACGGAAAGAGGAAATAGTCGCACGCCTGGAAGGCAAATCGTTAAACTCTTATATTTGTGAGCTGATCAGGAATGATCTGGGATTGACGCCGGAGGAATGGCGCGGAGCCGGGGAAGGCGCGCCGGAGGAATGAGCGGGAAGGCCTGCCAGGTGGGCGGGCTTTTTTTCGTGGGGCGGGGCGCGGGGCAAATGGTTTTGAGGCTTGCCCGCGTACAATGCCCACGGGCGGGCGGCTGGAATGGTTTCGGGGCGTTACGGGGCGAAGGTGGCGGCGAACTCGGCCAGGGTGAGGGGCTTTTCCTCGGGGGCGGGGGCGGGATCCACAACACGGATGATCTCGGCGTACTGCATCTTGAGGGGGAAGACGCTGCCGAAGGTGAAGTTTTTCGGCCCGGTGGACAGGACCTTGCCCACGCCGTAGCGCTGGACCTCGACGGTGTAGCCGGGCTTGATGGTCTCGCGGGAAAACGGAATGCCGCCCACGGCGTCCAGGCAATCCTGGTAGTAGCCCAGCTCGTCCAGCTTGGCCTCCAGCATATCCAGCCAGCGCTCCAGCTGGGCGGAAATGGTTTCGGCGCGTTCGCCCTCGGCGGTCTTCAGCATGTCCTCATAGCCCTGGACATTCTTCTGCAGCTTGCGGATATCGGACTCACGCTCCCGGATCCGGCGGTCCAGGAAGGCGCGGTCGCGCAGCTCCTTCTGATCGGCGGCGCGGCGGGCGGTCTGGGCGCGGTCGCGCCAGTATTCGGACTTGTTGAACTCCTCGAAGCCCTTCTCGAATGATTCCAGCATTTTCTCCCGGCGGCGGGTGAAGGCGCGGCCGGCGCTGGTGCCGATGTTCGGCTGGGTGAAGAAGGCAATATCGCCGTGCATGTGGTTGATGGGCGCCTGCAAATGATCGGCGCGCGTGGCGTGGGCGTCGGCGCGGTTTTCGTAGCGCTCGGCGCGGCGTTCGGCTCTGGCGGCCTTGCGCTCCATCTGCTCGGCAAATGATGTGCGCTCGCCGGTCTCGCCGGCATCCTGCAGGCCCAGGGCGGCGGCGCAGCGGGCGGCGCAGCCCGTGCCCGGCCACTTGGCGCGGCTGATCCAGCAGCCGGAGTTGCGGCCCCAGAGAAAATTGCTTTTCAGGTCCTTTTTCTGGGCCTCGGTGAGGGCATCATAGGCGGCCTTCTCGAAATGGGCTTCCAGTTTGCCGGTTGCCCGGTTCAGAATGAAATAGTTTTCCATGTGTGCCTCCTGTGCTGAAATGATTTTGGGGCGTGCCCGCCTTTGGCCGGGCGGGCGGCGGCGCGGGGGAATGGTTTCGGGGCGTTACTGGGCGGCGTAGAGGGCGGCGAAGGTCCGCAGGCCCAGGGCGGGGCCGGTCACCTTTTCGGGCAGGCCCTGGGGGCGGCGGCGCCGGCTCCAGTCCTGGCCGTCCATCGGGCGGACGGGGAGGATCAGGGCGTCGCCGTTCTCATCCTCGAAAATGATCGGGCGGATTGTGCTTTTCTCGGCGTCGTAGTAGGCCAGGGCGTTGGGGTAGAGGGTGAGCACGTCGGCCAGGTAGTGGAGATTGACGGCGGGGAGCAGGGTGCCGTCCTCGGCGGTGCCGAAGGTGTAGACGCCGTAGGCGTAGACGGGCTCGCCGGTCTTTTTGGCGCGCTTGTCCTCGGCGATCAGCTGCCTGACCTCGGCCAGGGTGGGGAGCTCCAGCGGCTTGCAGCCGTCCAGGGTGGCGGGATAGATCCGGTCCAGATTGACACCGGCCTCGGGATCCTCGTCGGGCACGCCGGCGACGGGGGTGTTCAGGCGGTAGGCGCGGAAGCCGTCACATACGCACATCCGGCCGGCGGCGTCGATCCAGGCCTTCTTCAGGCCCTCGCGGGCGGCGTTCTTGCTGCCTGCAAGCAGGGCATTGCAGACGCGGGCGGCGGTTTTTTCGTCATAATACATGGTTTTACCTCCAAATGATTTTGGGCCGTGGCGCCCGCCCGCTGCAGGCGGGCGCCGGTGGAAATGGTGGGGCGGCGTATGTTACGCGGCCAGCTGGTCAAGCTGCTGGGCCAGGGCCTGGGCGGCGCGGTAGGCCCGGAAGGTCAATTTTTTGTTCCAGCTGTCCAGGCGGGGCGAGTAGTAGAACCCGGCGGCCTCGACGGCGGCCTGCAGGGCGGCGCGGTGCTCCTGGGGAATGATCACGCGGGTTCGCTGGGCGACGTTGTCAAAAACGATGGTATAGCGGGCGCCCTGAATGCTGGTGCCGGCGAACGTCTTTTCCGGGACGGGGCCGCGGGCCTGTTTGGGATCCGGGGCCTGGGCGGGGGCTTCCTCGGTGGAATGATCCGGGGCCGTGG